GTCCTTTAATGCTAGGTGCGCGAACGTTAACCGCTAAGCTAGCTCCCCCGCGGATCATTGATTGACCTCGGCTAGAGGTCTGTTTCGTTGATCCATCTGCGGCGAACTGTAAGTTCTTCCACAGAACCCGGTAAGGTTTGATGTTGAAAAGAACCTATCGGTCCTTCAGACCGCGTGTTTGTGAGAAGATATCTCAAATACGCATCATCTTGAGGAAAAGTTCCACGTGACCCATACTTAGGGATCACGGTCTGGAGCTCCAACTCAAAGGTCTGGAAATCAACATTATCCCTGCTCCGCCTGGCAGCATCAATTAAGCTGCTTAAGTCAGAGCGCCCGTCTCGTTTCCAACCGAGAACGGGAGAGTCCCTTCCAACTGTTGGAAGGCGCCAAAAGTGCTTATGCACTAGACTCTGGATACATCGCGATGTTTCATGAAAACCCTTATGGTAAAACTGGTCTTCTTTCGCGATTAAACTTAATAACACGTTAGTGTCATCCTTACTTTGGGTGGTTTGAAGTGCATAATTAACATACACGGGGGTAACATCCACCCCGTTATATGCGTGGACGCCACAAGATTCTCGAAAGGAAGATACGTGAAAGCTCTTTGTTTGGTTAAGTTTCATACCAAATAAGGGCAGGTAGTCATAGACTGCCTGCACGGCCTGGGACGGTATAACAATGTCGTCACCATACACGTAAACTTCCTTAGATACCTCATTTGCATAAGGTACCGAGGACAGCTGTATTATGGACGTGATCAACGCCCAATGAACAGCTGCCATAACAGGAAAACACACGCCAGAACCCATAGGTGCAAATTTATGGGCCCAGATATGACCACCTAGGGGCAGTACTATCGCCCTCGTGGAGACCACATCTAGCATGTCACCGAGCCATGTGTCCCAAAACAATCGGAACACGAGCTCGCGTGCCACACGGTCGGAAGCTGACGACATATCTATAGTTGCCAGCGAACGATCTACGGAGGATACCATCGCTAATTCTTGATTGATGGCTTGAGAAGTGAAATTAACCTTCCCCTCCGTGAGTGGATGCGATTCTAGGCGCTTAGTCATATAACTTTTAAGCGCTTGTTGGAAGAATTGCATTTCATTTTCCTCGATACATATACCACGAGGCTTGCCCAGATACTTATGGACAAACTTGAAACGTGAGGTTGGAACATCACGCCGTGGTAAATACATGTATCGTCCAGCTCCATTAACGAAGTCAAGGCTATGAGAGTAATAATATTCAAAATAGCCGAATTCTTCATCAAGGTCCGTGTAAAGCGCATGAGGCTGAAATCTCATGTGTTTGTCTACCGGTGTATTGGTAGCACCAGGCCCAGGCCGTGGCAACATTAGCCGCTGGTTTGGCTCATCGTTTGTTCTAAGTTCGAACAGTTTATTGATGAGTTGTCTGGCGTTGTCGATGATGGGTACCAAGGGCTCTTTTGTAAAATCGATCGAGCCCAAAGTTTCATCAGTTTCGACAAACGACCGCAATTCTTTACGGTACACGGATTTAAGAAATGGTCCCTTCAGCTTCTTAAAGAGGCTGCAGATTTGGTAAATCTGTCCAAATGCAGGACCACTCCTGTCATCGTGTGCATACACGTCGCGGAACAGCCGGTTCAAGAGAACTGGGTACTCCGCCCCGGATCGTAACTTAAATCCTGGGTAGGACGAGTAGCCACATTCCAAGTAGATGAATAACGATTCCATCATACTTGGAAGTGTTTTAGAAATGAATCCAAGGCCTTCACTGCGCAACCGACGTTCAATGGTCGCGTAGTCTTTGGCCGAGTCCCCACGTCTATACGATGAGTTAACGTTAACAAAGTCAGCAAGTACGGCTTGAAACATTGACAGTATAAAATCTAACCTGTCATTGCCGTATTTTCTAAACTCAAGCTTGCTGACTCCCGCGTTATTGCGTGTAGCTTTTGGCTTTTCAGGCTTGCCCATGTAATACATAGGTTAAGTCCTCCAGCCATGGCTATCACTACATACTGCCTATGATCAGCTCGTACACGTGTTTCAAGTACGATGCCAACCTCATGGCAGCGTCGACGAAGTACTCCAACACGCCGTCCAAACTAAATGGACCCGTCAATTAATTTCCCGAGCACACCAGAAGCCGAAATGGCCTCGGTGGCGAGTGTGACTTGATTTGCTATGTCACTTTCGTCTGCAAGGGAATGATGGGTAACGGTAATAGTGACAGTAATACCATCACTTGATGTACCGTCAGCGGCTGTTGCAGTCAGTTCACAGTTCTCACTTCTCTGTAAAAGGTGGCGCTTGCGTCCATCCTTTAGAGTCGTGTGAGCTGCCCGAAAAATTGATTCGGCAGAGTTCTCAGCTGCTGGCTCATTATATCGGCCGGCAACTTGTGAACCTGGTTCTTGGTACTGAAACGCAAAACTACGCGTTGCTGGTACCGCGTCGTCGAGAGAGACTGGATCTGTAGCAAATATGCTCATGGTCTTGTTCCTTATATGTAAACGCCGTAACGTGGCGGATAACGGTGCGAAATTGCACTAGAGTCCGAACGTAATTTTAGAGGAATACACGCAGCAAGGCTGCCGCATTAGTGGCCTGTTTACTTGAAGGCCTCCGAATACGGGGAAGAACAGCACCCTGGTTTGGATGTGTCGCCCACCGCGTGTAGAGCGTCGACTCGCTCCCAGAAATAAGGGAGATACCTGTTTTGAATTTTCCATCTATCATCACAGGCGACGGTTGGCCCACGGCATCGACGTATGTGCCACTGCTATGTTCAGTCAGCAATGACTCAGCATACTGGTGTATATTTGTATGCACGTTTTTGTCGTGTTCCATTAATGAGATAGCCTTCCCGACACCAATTACATAGTCGAGAAGGAAGCTAAACGGAATCATATTCCATAAAGCTTCTCCCGATAGATTCATACCCCAATAATGGGATAGCGCATCAAGCGTTTGTCTTGGTACATAGTTGTACGTGTACCGCAACGTAGCGCCAAATGTGGTCCTTACCATGTCCCCTGTCATGAAATTCTTTCTATTCTTTGGCAGTGGTGACACAGTGTTGGACATTACTTCAGAGTAATGCCGAGAATTTTCGGTTTGTCCCTGAAGCAGAAACTGCTCTTGAGCCACGCTTACAATCTCCCTTAGTTGTTGCGATATATTCAACACATCACAGATGGTTGGTTTAATCGCAAATTCATTAACTAAGTGAGCTTCGGCGATAGGTCTCGTCATGTCCCATGAAGATGTAACATTTGGGTGTGTAACGAGACGGCGTTTCCAGCGACGAAAGGTATTCCCGAGTTGCTTTAGTGGCCGTTTGGCCATAAATCGGGCAATATCCTTAAAGTCCTTCAACTCATATATGAAGTTGATTAGGGACACGTTGCCGGCGAATTCCTCCTGCATAGTATGCCAGGCGGTTCGTTGAGCAAGGGAGAGGTCGATAACGGGATGTTTAGCAATGTCCCCATTATCAATGAGTGAGATTGGTAACGGACGCCGATTGTAGTTATAATAGCTACAAGTGGTTCGGCCGTACGCCTTCAACACTGCCGTAAACGGTAGGTTGACTGCACGGTTTCGGTAATGGACGCAGTCGTTCATGCGCCCAAAGCCTCTGGCCGTGGAACCAAATCTCTCAGAACCTTGGTAAGTACCGGGTGTGAGCGATTCATTAACCGCATACATCCCTTGATAGTATGCATCTTCGATGCTATCGTACGTACAGCCGTAATTATATGAGCTGCACAGCGTTGCACATCCGCCGCCATAAACTAGGTTGCGAAATAATGGGAGCTTAGATTTCCCCCAGTCAACGCCTTCCAGGGTCCTGCTCTTGAATCTCATTATCATGATATCCTCCTCAAAGTTAGACGTTCCCCGGGCACC